TAACCGGGGCAGTGGTTGCCGGGAAATTTCTGACTCTGCTAAAAAAAATTCCCGATGAAACTATCAAAGTCGAACAGACAGAATCCGAAATCATCATCAAAGGGAAACGACGCAAAGCCGGACTCAGAATGGAGGCGGAAATTCTGCTCCCATTGGACGCTATCGAACGTCCTGAAAATTCTGCGTATCGGACGCTGCCGGATCGTTTTCCAGAAGCCGCAGAAATTATCTGTGAATCAATAAGCAAAGACAACTCACGATTCCACCTAACCTGTATCCACATGCACCCTGAATGGATTGAATCATGCGATGGGTTTCAACTTGCACGATGTGACATGAGCACCGGAGTAGGAGAATCCATTCTTGTCCGTGGCGAGGCTGTGAAAAAGATCGCCCAGCTTGGGATGTTGGAAATCGCAGAAACAGATTCTTGGGTGCATTTCCGAGGTGCGGAAAATGTAACAATCAGTGTCCGCAAATACATCAAAGAATACCCCGACCTCACTGAATTCATTAATGTACGAGGGATCCAAACAACCCTTCCGAAAGGCATTGTCGAAGCAGCTGAGATTGCGGAAATTTTTTCGTCTGGAAATGTGGAGAACAATGAAGTTTCGATTGAACTTGGGAATGGGAGGGTTCGGGTTCGTGGCGAAAGCTCTTCCGGTTGGTACTCTGAAACAAAGCGGATGAAAGATTCCGTGGATCCAATCGAGTTCATGATCGCCCCCAAACTCCTGAAGGAGATCGTCAAATACCCCATCTGTGAAATCATGCAGGAATCCACAGATGAAGAAGGCCGTTGTGTCGCAGGAAAACTGAAAGTGACGACCGATCTGTTTACGTGGGTCGTATGTCTCGGCAGTGTTGAAAAATGAGCGGGGGCTTTTTCTCAGTAGCACAACAAATGAGAAAAACAGAAAGCAGGATCCCCCATTGCGGTTCGTGTGGTTTGTCAAAAACATGCAATAGCCCCAAAATGGAGCCGACAGGGGACGGCAAAAAACGCGTTTTGATTGTAGCTGAATCCCCTGGGAAAGAAGAAGATCGTTTGGGTGTCCATTTGGTGGGAGAATCTGGACAGCTACTTCGGAAAACTCTTGCGACATTTGGGGTAGACTTGGATCGTGATTGTGTCAAAACGAATGCCATACTCTGCCATTTACCAAAAGGCGTAAAGCTCAAGGACAGGCACACCCAAGCGTGTCTTCCAAACCTCAAGAAAACTATTGCAGAAGTTGATCCTTTCGCAATAATACCATTGGGGGGAACAGCGACAAAAGCGGTTCTCGACCAAGAGCAAAAAGACACGGGATCAATCTCAAAATGGGCCGGGTTCAGAATACCAAGTCAGAAGCCAAATGCTTGGATCTGCCCAACGTATCACCCAGCATTTGTGCTCAGAATGGACAGTCAGGTGTTGGAACGATTATGGCGGAAGCATTTGTTACGAGCGTTTGCCCGAACTAAGAAACGGCCTTGGGAACAGCTCCCAGAATATGAGAAAAAAGTAGACAGTATCTTCAATCTTCAGGATGCGGCTGATGCGATTAGGCGAATGGCGAAACGTATCGTGCTCACTGCTTTTGATTATGAAACGAACATGCTAAAACCGGATCCAGATGAAGCGAAGATTTATTCATGCTCAATCGCACAAGATAACTACACAATTGCATTTCCGTGGGACGGTCCAGTTATTCCAGCGATGAAAGAGTTACTACGAAACGAATCCCCAAAAGTTGCAAGCAATCTGAAATTTGAAGAACGATGGACGCGGAAAGAGTTTGGGCTCGGTGTTCGGAATTGGCATTGGGACACAATGCTGGCCGCGCACGTTGCAGACAATCGGCCTGGAATCACCTCCATCAAGTTTCTAAGCCACGCGCTTCTTGGGGCGGACGTGTACAGTACGCACATTGAACCGTATTTCAAAAGCGATGAAACAGGACTAAACCAGATACACAAAATACCGATCAAAGAATTGCTTTTGTATAACGGACTGGACAGCTTGTTTGAGCTTTTGGTTGCGAAAAAGCAAATGAGGAAAATGGGGGTAGTGTGATCATGAATATGATTTTAGGGGTTTGTTTAGTGGTTTTCATTGGAGTCATTTCATTGTGGTTTACTAACATATCCTGCACATCAAAGTCATTAGAAGAATCGCAACAAAACAAATTCTGAGATCGGAATTTTGTGGCTGGATTTCTGAATTGAATCTCTGAGAGGTTAAGTACGGATGATACCAACCGAAAAACACGCCTATCAATTATTGCACGATGGCGCACTTGCTTTTGCCGATGTAGAGCAAAACGGAATGCGTGTGGATGTGCCATACCTCGACAAAACAATCGCTCAGACAGATCGCAAAATAAAGCACCTTACAAAACGGCTCAGGGACAGCAAATTCTTTGCGGAGTGGCGTAGGATTTTTGGGCAGAAAACGAACATGGGAAGTCGAGAGCAATTAGGCCACGTCTTATTTACATTTATGGGGCTGGAATGCAAGCACCGAACTCCCACAGGAAAACCGAAAGTTGATGAAGGGGTTCTTGAGGGAATAGACGTTCCAGAGGTCCAGAAATATTTGCAGATCGAAAAATTGAAAAAGGCTCGAAGTACCTACCTTCAGGGAATCAAGCGGGAGGTTTGCGGTGAATTCATTCACCCGTTTTTCAATCTGAATTTGGCACGTTCGTACCGTTCATCTTCCGACCATCCGAATTTTCAAAACATGCCTATCAGGAACAAACAGATGGGGAAGTTGATTCGTTCGTGTTTCATTCCACGCAAAGGGCATCGTATTGTTGAATTGGACTATTCTGGAATTGAAGTTAGGATCGCTGCTTGTTATCATCAAGACAGTAATATGCTGGGGTATATCCACGACCCAAAAAGTGACATGCATCGAGACATGGCCCAGCAAATCTATTTCCTAACTAAGAAGCAGATGACAAAAGAGATTCGGTTTTGCGCGAAATCCTACTTTGTGTTTGCACAATTTTATGGTGACTATTATCTGAACTGCGCAAAATCCTTATGGGACACCATCGACCGTGACAAACTCAAGCTAGCCGATGGGACTCCGATGAAGGAGCATTTACGTAGCAAGGGAATCACGGAACTCGGGGCATGTGATCGGGATGAATCTCCCGTTCCTGGAACATTTGAACACCATCTGAAATTTGTTGAACACGACTTTTGGAAAAACAGATTCAAAGAGTACGATCAATGGAAGTGGGATTGGTGGAATGAGTATTGTGCAACTGGGGAATTCCAAATGCTGACTGGATTCAGAGTCCACGGAGACTACACCAAAAAGCAGGTGATAAACTACCCGATTCAGGGCAGTGCTTTCCACTGTTTACTCTGGTCGTTGACACAGCTCAATCATTGGCTGAAACGCAAAAAGATGCGAAGCTGTATTGTCGGACAGATCCACGATTCCATTGTTGCGGACGTGTATGAATCTGAATTGGACGATTACCTAGGAATGGCGAATGAAATCAGTACAAAAAAAATCCGAAAACATTGGCCTTGGATTATTACACCATTAGAAATTGAAGTTGAGGCGACGGGAATCAACCAATCGTGGTTCACAAAAAAGCAGATTGAAATACCAACATAAAGGGGAGATCAATGGCCAGAAAACAAGTGATCGTAATCAAACAGAAGAAGCCGATGCTGACTTGTCTGAATTGCTGCCTCTTGTGGCCGTTGTTCGTGGTGGGGGCATTTTTCCTATTGCTCTGTCTTCTGTAACTGTAGGAAAGGAAAACGATAATGGATGGTATGTTTTGTACTGAAGATGCAAGTCGCATGGTATGTGCCGCACTGAAAGATTTTGCACGGTGGCTTACTTTGCGCACAACAACCCTTGATGTTGCCGTAAAAGAATTCTTGCAAGAACGGCACATCGTCAATGTAGACACAAACCTCAACTGGCTCGCGACCTGTGGCCGAACGTGGCCAGCGCTGTCAGACAAGCAGCGTATTGACTGGATAACAGAAGATCTCGATAACTTGAGGCAATGTCAGAAGTACATAGATATGGGTATAGAGGTGTTTGCCTCACCGCGCGATGCCATTGACCACGCGATCCATGTTGCAGAAGACAAGAAAAACAAACCATTTGGAGAAACATGATGGACGAAGTGTTCTATAAAAAGTACCGCCCAAGAGTTTTCAAATCAGTGATTGGGCAGGACAAAAGTTTGCAAATGATCCGCGACATGATCAAACGCAATTCAATTCCACACGCGATTCTTTTCTCCGGCCCATCGGGGACAGGGAAAACCACGCTCGCACGAATTATGTGCGTAAAATTAGGCTGTACCGATCTCGATATTCAGGAAATCAACACAGCGGATTTTCGTGGGATTGATATGGTTCGAGATGTTCGGAAACAGATGAACCAATCTCCGATGTGTGGAACACATAAGGCGTATATCATCGACGAAGCTCATAAATTGAGCACAGATGCGCAGCACGCTCTACTCAAAATCCTTGAAGACACTCCGCATCATGTATACTTTTTTCTTGCCACAACGAACCCGACAAAATTGATCAAAACAATCCGAAATAGATGCACAGATATTGCGCTCAAACCACTTTCGATGGACGATTTGCGGCAAGGCGTTATTGGGCGTGTATTAATGAAAGAGTCTCTCGATGTTCCTGGAAATGTCATTACAAAAATAGCAGAAAGTGCAGAGGGTTCCGCACGAAAAGCCCTTGTGCTTTTACACCAAGTTGTCGGACTCCCGTCTGAAGATGAGATGCTGGATGCAATCGAATCCGTGGACGCTGAGAAGGCCGGCATTGACATTGCGAGGGCTTTGGTAGGCAGCCGTGTGTCGTGGAAAACAATGGCAGTGTTGCTGAAGGCCGCATCTCAAGAAGAACCTGAAACGATTAGACGGATCGTCCTTGGATACGCTTCCGCAGTTGCGCTTGGTGGGGGGAGTTCTTCTGAAAAAGCATTGCAGATCTTAGAAGCATTCCGAGACAATTATTATGATTCAGGAAAAGCGGGGCTAATTTTGTCTTGCTATGAAATAGTCAACGGAACGTGACCTAAAAAGCAATAATAGGGGTGAAGGAAAGGGGAACAAAGAAATGGACGCAAACATCTTCGCAATTGACACCAACAAACTGGACAGGGAATGGAAGGAGCAGCCACAGACATTTTTCTGTTATGCAAAACAACTTGCGGATGCGAAAGAAAAGTTGGACGAAGCGAAAGCGAAAATGGACTTGGCAAAGGCCGAGCTTGACGCTGAAATTCGCGAAAATCCCGAAGCGTTTGGTGTTGTGAAAATCACCGAAGGTGCGGTCACATCGGCAATCATTCGTTCGGCAAAGTTCGGGCAGTTCCAGGCGACTGTGAGGACTATTAAACACGAAGCGGATGTTCTCCAAGCTGCCGTATCCGCGTTTGACCAGCGAAAGTGTGCGCTTGAAAATCTTGTGAAGTTGCACGGACAGAATTATTTCGCAACACCACAAGCCACGGGCGAAGATCAAGAAGAAATGGAAACTCGACGAAAGAAGGCCGCACGGAAAAAAGTGCGGGATGCGTTGAACGAAAAATGACTAAACCGGCGATCATACTATCAATCCTTGGGTTGTTGGTGTTGGTACCGACGCTGGCATACTATGTAATGAAATTGGGGACATACGGATTTTTGCGGGCAAAGTACATCGCAAGAAAACACGGCATCACTGAAAAGGAGAAGTCTAATTATGGCGACACGCAAAAGTAGGGAGAAACGAGAAGCGCGGAAATCTTCGGCGAGGTCCGCACAGCGGCGGAGAAAGGAACGGAAATCCGGTGGGCGAAGCACGCTTTTGAATCTTCCCGAAGGAACCGAACAGCTGAAGTTGCGGGCAGAAAAGCGGCCCATGCGTCTTGATGTTTTGGCGTATGAAGCGGGTGAAGGGAATCCGTGGGCAGATAAAGGGGAGCTTTGCGCGGAACGTACTTTTTGGGCGCACGGTGGAGTGGGGATCGATGGATACAAGTATGTTTGCCCGCGCAAGTCGGCAGACAAGCCCTGCCCAATCTGCAACTATATTTCCAAACTCCGCAAAGATCCGACAAGTGACGAAGAGTTGATCAAAGAATTGAAGCCGAAGGAGCGGCAGATTTTCAACATGATCGATTTGACCGCTCCCGAAAAGGGTGTCCAGATTTTCGAGTGTTCCACGTTCCTTTTTGGAGCGTTGATCGATGCTGGGATCGATGCCGATGACGGGGAAGACGGCTATGATCGGTATGCGGACTTTGAGGAAGGTATGACGCTCAAAGTTAGCGTTGAAGAAGCCTCGTTCGGAGGACGCACGTTCCCAAAAGCTACCAGCATCATGTTTCGCAAGCGAGACGATTACGATGCTGATATGGAAAAGCAGGTTCACTGCCTTGACGACATTCTGAACGTGCTGGAATACGATGAATTGGAATCGATTTTCCTTCAGGATGAACAGCCCAAAAAATCCAATGATGACAGCGATGATCTGGATGGGGGCGAAATTGAGGAAGAAGAAGACGGGCCTGAGCCCCCGAAGAAAAAGAAACATCAGAAAAGGGCGAAACAGGATCTCGTAGAGGACGAAGACGAAGAAGACGAACCTCAGAAGAAAAAGAAGTCCACAAACAAATGTCCGCATGGTCATACGTTTGGCGACGATTGCAATGAGCATGATGAGTGTGACGACTGTGACGCCTGGACGGAGTGTGACGACAAAGCGAACGAATAGATAATAATGGAGGGGGGAAAGATCCCCCCTCCCCCTCCTACACACAAACCAGAAAAGGCCGATTCAAATGAAAATGGAAGCCCTGAAAAAGCAATTACGTGGAGCCAGGACAAAGAAGGCCAAAAAGTTGAAAAGCAAGATGCTCAGCACCGGAAGCACGCTTTTGAATTTGGCGTGTACGGGAACCGCTGATGGTGGTTTTTCAATGGGGGACTATATCCACGTAGTTGGGGACAGTGTTTCCGGGAAAACATTTCTTGCCCTTACCTGCCTTGCTGAAGCGACACTAAACCCAAAGTTCAGCGGACATCGATTGATCTATGATAATGCAGAACGTGGCGCACGGATGGATCTGCAAAGATTCTTTGGGCAAAAACTTGCGGATCAACTTGAACCCCCCGCATTAGACGGTGGGGGTGTTTCTGTCTTTTCAGAAACTGTGGAAGACTTCTATTTCCATGTTGACGATGCACTGGAACAGGGGAAACCCTTCATCTATATACTAGATTCGATGGATAGTGTTGCGAGTGTTGCAGACCTTGGGAAATTTGAAGAGCTGAAATGTGCTCACAGAAAAGGGAAAGAAACTACCGGCTCCTACGGCGACGGGAAAGCAAAAAAGAACTCCGAAGGACTGCGGAGAGTAATCCCAAAGCTCGCGCAAACCGAATCTATTTTGATCATAATCAGTCAAACACGAGCAAACCTAAAATCACAGTTTGAGGACAAAACATTCTCTGGCGGCTACGCTCTGAAATTCTACGCAACACTACAACTGTGGTCTTCAACGAAAAGCAAAATCACACGCACAGTAAGGGGGAAAGCCCGCCAACTTGGAATTCAAAGTAAAGTCCGAATCAAAAAGAATCGCACAACCGGGGCAGAACGAACGGTTCTCATGCCAGTCTACCATTCGCACGGGATTGATGATATCGGAAGTTGCGTTGCGTACCTATTAGAAGAAAAACACTGGACAAAACGCGGACAGAAAATTGAGGCGAAAGAGTTTGATTTGCAAATGACAGAATCCGTGTTGATCAAAACAATCGAACAAAATGAATGGGAAGATCGATTGCGGGATATCGTTGGCGAGGTTTGGTCTGAAATTGAAACTGCGTGTACGCTGGATCGGAAAAAACGCTATGTGTGAATATGCTCATAGATGCCAGCATGAGTGTTGCGACGGGAGCAGGGCGTGGTTTTGCGGGGAATTTGCTGAATTCCAAGAGGGCGGCAAGTGGTATTGTGCGCCTCATGTTCCGTCCGGTTTTGCCGCTCACATGGAACAGTGCCGAGAGAGAGAATGGGAAGAAGAGAAGCGCCAGGCCGCCATCGCCGAGGTCGCGCGGTTGCGGGGAGAGGGAGAGTGAGCGATACCATTCGCATCCAGTGCGCCAGCCTACCAAAACACATGCGAGGCCCGCGCGTGGACCCGTCACCGACCGAGACACACACCCCGTGCGCGTACTGCGGGCATCCCGTGACGATGATTCAAGAGTGGGGCGTGTGCGAGATTTGTGGGGATAGTCGCTGCGCAGGCTCTGGCGTATATCGCTGGTGCCCGGCGTGCGGAAAGGAGGCGTAACGTGAGTGAGGTAGACATCGGCACGCCGTGGAACATAACACCGGACAGCATACACTGTTGCTATGGATATTCCCCACTTCGAGCAGGGTGGGTGATTGAGCAAGCCCGGCGGATGCTGGCAAAAAGCGGGGGGTACGGGCCAGAGATTCCGGCACACGCATGGGAGCGCGAAGAGGAACGTTTACGCGTGGAAATCTGCCGTCGCGTCAACGACTACCCTGCGCTCGTAGCCGAACGCGACGCGCTCAAGGCGGAGGTCGCGCGGCTGAAAGGAGAGGGCCGTATCACGTTACGAGGAAAAACAAACGATGAATAAGACATGGCTTTTTCTTGACTGCAACTATCTTTGCCATAGAGCGTGGCACACAACAGGAGATCTGAAACACAGGGATGAACTCGTTGGCGTGATCTATGGGTTCCTCCGGGATGTTGCCAATCTGCAAGACAAGTTCAGAACACACAACACACTATTTTGTTTCGACTACGGGAAATCACTAAGGGCAAAAACATACCCGGCCTATAAGTCTGCACGGCACAAAAAGTACAAAGAAGAGTCCGATGTTGAACACATTTTGCGACAAGAATTTCATCGGCAGATGATGCGATTGAGAAAAACGCTACTTCCAAAAATTGGGTTCAAGAATATTCTGTTTCAACGAGGTCTTGAAGCGGATGACATGATCGCACTTGCTGCCATGTGTCTGGATGCAGACGACGAGGCGATCATCATTTCTGCGGATCATGATCTCTATCAATGCTTGGCTGCGAATGTTTCAATGTATGCTCCGGCGCAAAAGAAATTAACAACACTTCAATCATTTCACAAAGAATACGGAGTGATGCCTGTTGAATGGGCGATGGTGAAAGCGATGGCGGGGTGTTCTTCAGACAGCGTCCGTGGAGTCGAAGGTGTTGGAGAGAAAACCGCAATCAAATTCTTGCGAAGAGAATTGAAAACAACGCACAAAACATTTCTGCGGATCGCTTCCCCAGAAAGCCAAGAACTAATCAAACGAAACATGGAATTGACAGCACTTCCACACGTCGCAAATGAGCCATTCAAAGCCGTTTTCGTTGAAGATGAAATTGACGAGGACGGATGGGCATGGGTGTTGAAAGAACTAGGAATGCCTTCGTTGGGGAAGAAACCCCCATTTGGGGCAACATCAGGGAGAACACGAAATGGGAAACCGTTCCGCAAAGGGTTCGGCATTTGAACGTGATATCTGTAAGCAGCTTAGTTTGTGGTGGACTGAAAACGAACGAGAGGATATCTTTTGGCGTACCGCTGGCTCAGGTGCACGGGCCACGCAGCGCAAAAAAGTGGGCAAAGATACTTTCGGTGGTAGTGGAGATGTGCAAGCCCTTGATCCAATCGGACAGCCACTAATTGATCTATGTTCCATCGAAATCAAGCGCGGGTATTCCAAGTCCACTCCATTTGATATTTTGGATAAGCCGCAAAAAAGGCCCGCACAACAGGAATGGGAAAAATGGATCGCTCAGGCACAGCGAGAATGTGAAGAGGCTTCATCTCCTTTCTGGCTGATTATTTCAAAACGTGATCGGCGGGAACCGATCATTGCAATGCCTACGCGATTATACCAAAGATTGTTTTTGGAAAAGTCCGGGTGGATTCCGTCCAGTGTTAGGATAAGTTATCTGGATCGGTCGAAAAAAAGCAATAATACAGAAGTAATGGATGTGGCAATGACCCGGTTTCAGAGTTTTCTTGAGTTGGTGACTGCTGGGCAGATAAGGAACATTCAACATGCGTGAGATTGAAAGAATGGATTTCTACCAAATCGCAATCAGGAATCTGGAAGAGTCCTTATACAAGCTCCATGACATAGGAAATTTGTGCATCGAAAATCCTCCCCCAGACCACAAAGAAGAAACAGAATTACAGCGGCATACTCGCCAGTGTTTTGGGTTGTATTTGCGTTTAATCGCATTGCTCCCCTCGGCCGTCGCGCACCCACCATCGTACACACAAGAATTAATGACGCTGTTGAGTCAGGCATGTTCGTTATTGTACATGGACATGCTTCCAGGGGCATATGATAAATTGCTGCAAGATACAAACGCCTTTTTTCGAAGAAACAAAGAACATTTGGAGATAGAACACCTAGGCTGTGCAGACCACGCAGAAATGAAAAACTTCAATTGCGAATATGTTGTGCGCCCCAAAGAGCCCAAAAACAAAAATGTGGATGATTTCTTAGGGTCAATGGGGTTTCCGAAAGCAACCCCGGAACAGGATTCCGAAGATGCTTGACAGCCTGCACATCCAGAATTTCCAAACGCACGCAGATCGGGAGATCGTTTTTGATCCTCATGTCACAACCATCGTAGGAAAAAGCGATGTAGGAAAGAGCGCAATTATTCGAGCACTGCGGTGGTTGATCACTAATCAGCCAAGCGGGACTGCGTATATCAAACACGGAGAAAAAGAAGCTAAAGTCGTTCTTAGGTTAGACGGAAAAGTTATCCAGCGAGAACGGAGCAGCACCAAGAATTCGTACGTTTGTGACGGCACAAGATACATGGCAATCGGCACAGACATTCCCGATAAGGTACTCGACCTCCTGAAAATTGGAGATGTGAATTTTCAACGCCAGCATGATGCTCCATTCTGGTTTTCCGAAACCGCTGGGGAAGTCTCAAGGCAGCTTAATAATTTGGTGGATTTGCATATCATTGATTCGTCCATGGCGAGTGCTGCCCGAACATTGGCAGAGTCACGATCTGCGGTGAGAGAATCCGAAGCCCGGTTGATGGAAGCGAAGGCGGATCGGAAGAGACTTGGCTTTGTTCCGAAACTCTGTGCCGCGTACGATGCGATTAAGGCATTGGAATTAGAGTCCGAAAATGCTGCTGAGAAATGCACCAGAATGGGCGATTTGGTAGAGAACGCAATATCCCATGATCAAACAGCAAAAAACGCCTCTCAGACGAGTTTTGGGCTGTCCCTTGCTGTTCCTGCAGGCGAATCGGCTGTGAGAATTCACAATAGCGCCGCCCGGCTTGAAAGCATGATGGAGAATGCGACATGTCTGGCCGAAGACGCATCAATTACGATTCCAGACCTGTCCAAAATTGAGCGTATATTCACAGCACACATTTCTACAAAGAAGCGGTTGGAAAATGCAACAATACAGGTAGAAGATGTTGCGGGCAGAAAAGCAGACTTAGCGGGAATAAAAATGAGACTAAAGCAACTCCAAGAAATGTGGACTGACCAAATAGGAGATGTCTGCCCATTATGCGATCAACCGATATCCCGATAGCGATCCTTTGTTCAGATTTGCATTTATCATTAAAGCCCCCACTCGCGCGATCCACAGAATCGAATTGGTTCGCAGCGATGGAGCGGCACCTCTGCACATTATCTGAGGTACAGAAGGAGTTTAACTGTCCAATTATATGCGCTGGGGATATTTTCGACCGGTGGAACGCTCCTGTTGAATTGGTGAATTTTGCGATCAAAAACCTTCCGCCAATGTTTGCGGTCCCTGGACAACATGACCTTCCAATGCATTCATACGAAGAAATTGAACGAACGGCGTACTGGACGCTTGTCGCTGCTGGTAGAATCACAAACCTTGATCCTAAAGCCCCTTTATACACACAGAATCTTGAACTCTACGGATCTCCATGGGGCTTTGATATCCCAGAAATTTCTAAAGCGAGCCGCCCACATAAGACAAAAATTCTCGTTTCACACCGCTACGTTTGGACAGAGGGAAACCAATACCAAGGTGCGGAAACGGAAACACACTTATCCTCACTTCCAAAGGCAGTTGGGGGTTTTGATCTTGCAGTGTTTGGAGACAATCATAAAGGGTTCACAAGCAATGTTGGGAAAACATCCGTCTACAATTGCGGGGGATTTTTTATCCGTAAGACAGACGAAGGAGACTATACCCCGGCAATCGGCATCTTGTATGCTTCAGGCGCTATCGAACGGGGGCCGTTGGATATATCCGAAGACAAAATAGAATGGAAAGTGGCGGCTATTCCTGAGACAAAGTTGGTTGACACGCAAAAGTTGATCGATGAATTAAACAAAATCGGGGACAGTGCGATCAATTTCGTCGAAGTGGTAGAGCAGTTGATCAAAAAGAACAAACTAGATGCAGAATCGACCAAAATAGTTTTGGAAGCGTTGGAACACAAGGAGTAACTACGATGAAGATGGATGAAGCTGTAGCGTTGGTCAAAATGATTGAAGAAGCACGGGAACTTGGAATCGCACAATTCAAAGAACCTGAAATAATCGTGGTGGTTGAGGAAACATTGCTGAAGAAAGCGATCTCGACGGACAAAGAAGCTCGGGAAATCTTTGAGGCTCTGCGCACTGCGGTGCAAGCAGAAATGGAAAAGGAACTGCCAATATCACGGCTTGAGGTGATTGCCGGTCCAAGTAGTAAGGAAGACGAATAATGGCAATAGCAGACGATCTGGCAAAACTGAAACAGAAGATAGCCCAGCTTCAGGTGAAAAAAGATCGAGCACAAGGCGCACTTGAAGAAACCATGCGGAGTCTGAAGGCTGAGTTTGAAGTTTTGGATCTGAAACAAGCCAAGCAGATGCTCAAACAATTGAAGAACGAAGCCGAGGAGAAACAAGAAGAATTTGAAGTCGCCCTGAATGCATTTGAACAGGAGCATGGCGATGCCCTCGATTTGTACTGATAGATTCTCGGACAAGATCCGACGATTGAAAACACAGCACGAAACCTCGCTTCAGATATACAAAAATGAGCGGAGAGGTTTAGCTGCCAAAAAAACAAAAGAGGACAGCGCAACAAAAGCACAGGAAATTCTCCAGGAAGCGTCTCAGATTGTCCAACAAGCGGTACACGGACAGATTGCAACCATCGTTTCAAGATGTTTGGAGACTGTGTTCGACGAGCCGTATGATTTCCAGGTTTTATTTGAGAAGAAACGAGGGCGAACACAGGCTCGGCTTGTGTTCTATCGGAACGGGGAAGAAATAGATCCAATGACGGCATCAGGCGGTGGTGTGGTGGATGTTGGGTCGTTCGCAATGCGCCTAGCTTCACTGCTACTGGCACGTCCACGCAAGAGGCGTGTGTTGATACTGGACGAGCCATTCAAGTTCGTTTCAGAAGAGTACCGGGAACGTGTTCGCGGATTACTGGAAAGCCTGTCTCACGATTTTGATGTGCAAATAATCATGGTAACTCACATCGAAGAGCTTCAACTTGGAAAGGTTGTCAGGCTATAAAATGGGGCGGATTCTGCGAAGCACAAACGTCTTGATATCAATGCGCCCAAGCTGAGTTTCCATGTCAGAAACTTCGAGTAGTTCAAACCCATTCCATTTCATAAATTGCACAAAACCAGGCTCCGTAAAATACCAACAATGTTCAGAGGGTTTGAAATGCTTATGCCCTACGATAGAATCGGTGTCAGAATAGATCGGCATCGACACGAACACAAATTGGCTTCCGATCCGTTTCAACAAGTGTTCCGGGTCTGAAATGTGCTCCATCGAATCCCAAAAAGTCATAGCACCGAACAGATCCAAAGTCTCAGAATAGGGATCAAAAAAAGCACCACGGTCTTTGAGCCAGGCGATTGATTTTTTGTCTATATCATATCCAGAACAATTGCCGTGCGTGTTTACAAATTGACCACAACCGATCCCGATATCAAGAGTCCGTTTGTCGGTATATTTATAGACCATCTCAACACGGAATCTGTGCAATGCGACGCCTTCGGAGGTATCTTGCAGTTTATCATAGTGCTCAAAATATCCACTGTCTTCTGGCTTGATTTCCAGATGCCCCACACCCGCTTGGGGAAAAGTTTGTAGCAGATGTTTCCGTTTCAAATCTTCAATATAACCCACTTCATGTGATCTCCAATGCGGCCAGTCCAAAAGGTCTAGGCAGTGAAAATTCTCTAATCACTTTCCAAGCAAAATCTACAAACGTCACGCCCATTTCATGCGTACAGACAAAGCCTTCGGGGGTTCTGCGGATATGTTTGACCCAGCGATGATCTTGTAAAACGTGCTGACCACCAGCCATTACACCAATTCGTAGCCCATAGATTAATGTGTTTTTGTCTAGAATCGGCGTATGGATTCCTTCTTCTTCGCAATCCCTTATCAATTCAAACCCATCTCGCATTGGAGTGAGGGCTATGATTTTGTTCCGTTTCAGGGAACTGGTAATCAGACGTTCCCCGGAAGAAACCCACAACGAATTATAGTGCCCGCCGTCAACCAGTTTGTATTCTTTGCCATTGGTTTGTTTCTGCGCCCAATCATCTGAATCATATGCCGGATTATGCCCACCAACCCCCCACGTTTCCGCCCACCATTCCCAAGTTATGTTTCCATCATAATCTGCGAGGAAAAACAGGTCAAGACCTGAACTGCAAACAGCGAGTTGATCTTGATATTGAGCAACAGCATGGACCGCGTGAAGTTTTTTGCACACAAAAGAATTCAGAAGCTCACTTCCATCACGTTTCCAGAATTCAACATTTGCGGGCCGGACGATAACTAATTGATCCTTATAATCCCCAACACACGCAACCCACCGCGCTGGCGTCTTCGGACTATGATCTGGAATTGAGTCGATGATTTTGCCGTCTTCAACGAGCACAGCGCGATTTTCTGGATACTGTAATTTCGTCCAAAATCTAATCACAAAGCATCTCCTAGAATTGAAATGATTTTTTTGGGTCTGGCGTCCGGGCTTCCGTATTTCATTGGATAATAGAGCTTCTTTTTCAACGTTTTGGGATCCACCCAAGCGGTATGGAATCCAACATCAAACCACTCGTGACAACACGGCCAGAACATTACAGTCGGCCGTTGAAACTTAACAGACATGATCCCCATGCCAGACGGGAACCCAATGAACGCATCGCACTCCCGAATCAAGGCCATCGTTTTCCAGATAGAAGTATGTCCCACCATGTTTAGAAAAGCATTCTCAGGGAGGTCGAGTTCATCGCAACGAAGTTCTAAGTCTTCAGCATACTCCAAATCCCATCCAGCCCCAATCAGCACAGGCGTGATTTTGCGTTTGTTCAATTCTTGGATTATTTTGACCCAATCATCTATGCACCATTTGCCACCTGTCCAAATGAAATTATTGTTTCCGCCCCGGCTGGAAGCGTATAAAACCACCAACTTTCGGCCAGTCTGTTTCTTCACACGCTCTGCAAACTCACGATCTTTATCCGCATAAGGAATCTCGTAATTCCAATTGACTTTGTATTTTGGCAGAATAGTTTCAATGCGATGTCCGGCCTCTAGCTCAGAATTGAATTCTACACGAAAATCACAACCTTCCACATTTTCAAGACACGTTGTGTGCCGTTCCAGGGGGGGAATGTTCCAAATGAATTGGAACGGATCGGGTTTGCAGATCACAGAATCAATAAACGGAATTCGTTCAAGGAAAGCAGCACTATGTTTATGCCCGCTGTCTTCATGGATACAAATACTCAGATGATCGATTTTGTTAAGTTTTCTGAACGATTCCAATTTGAGTAGAATCCAGTGTGTATCCCCGATCCCGGCGGGCATCCCGATAGTGACTTTGCGTTCTTTCTCTCTGTTTTTGAGTTTTGTAAAGTCAGAGATTAGTTTCTGCTTTGGGATTTCTTTGTTGCAATCATGCCGTGGCCCGCCTTTTTCCGCGCAAAAACAGAATGGCTCTGGTGCTGAATATCCGAACTTGCTCAAATCCATGCAATCGTGAATAAGGAATTTCGGCGGAATGTGTCCACCAAAGACACAGAAAGTTTTTGTCCGAATCGCAATTCCTAGCAGCATGAAGAACGATGGGGAGCACAAAACCATACTTGCCAGTTTGCACAAACCGCATACAGCGGTCAGAGACAGCTCGCCGTGCTCGAATCGGACATCTATCCCATGCAACGTGCTATCGGCCCACTCAATGCCGTCTCGGAGGTGTGCCACGCTGATTATTGTATGCGTGTCTCGGCATTGATCAATAATGGTTTGGATATACTCAATTTTCGGATTCCGAGAACTACACTCCCACTCTTTCCGAACAGTGGGGGGGTGTACCACAAGTAGCGGTTTGATCCGTTTCCCAAGCATCCGTTTATCCAATTCGATTCGAGCCTTCATTATCCAATCATCTTTTACCGGGAATGCAAAATCATACTGGTTCGGGTCTTCCAGCATTTTTTTGCATTTCTCAGGAACGGAAATACCAGCGAGCATATCGTTGATGGAATGTTTGAGATTAATCTCCCTACCTTTCCGGTGGGGAGGAAGGTTTGTCCAGGTGGAGGGGGGCCAATCATCCATTGCAATTTTTTGTGTCCGAAGGGGATTGGCAGGTTTTACAAAAAACAGCTTTTCGGGATGGAACAGATCGTGGAATAATTCTGGACAGGGGGTCCGTAAGAATACTCGACTGAATCTTGGCAAACAATCTCGAACCAGAGGGCGCAAATTCAGATTGTCGCCAAGCCCCATGAATCCCGGAATGTAAATGCTATTTGCCGCCACAAGAATGCCCCCTATCCGCATGAAAATACAATACTGTAATTATACACGAACCCTCCCTGAAGCTAC